TAACGGTCTGGGGTGTTACCCCCAGTACCGGAGAGAATCACTCTCCCTGTGGAATCCATGTGATTAACTCATGGACTACTGGAATTTAGTACTGTAAATCAGACGATATAGTGCACTCTGTGCCTTTTCTCGCTTTGATCTACGACTCTTTTCCTTAGGTTTAGCAAACACATGAATTGCATCAAACTTTCGGACGTCCTCTACTTCAGTATACGTCATGATATATTCTAACATGGTTAGTGTATCCTGGCTTACAATTGATGTAGCGCAACGTTCGTACAATCTATTTAGATCTTTTAGAACTAGGTCGATTACTGTATTGGTGTAATGCTTGCTAGGTGGATCCACACCCAAACCAGTGCGGACTTCAGCCAGCAAATTGCCTCTTAATTGAGGAATTTTGGCCCATGTAGGGCCCAATTTGCACTGGATATCATAGATCTTGTTTTCCATCAATTCTCCTAGGAGGTTGATAGTAGCTTGATCTTTTATGTTATATACAGTATCCTCGAAATGGGGAATTGTATACATCATCGATATCTTGCAAAGGCAGAAGAGAGCATTAATCCTCTTTATGCCCGTCTTGGGCGAGGAATACTTAATACTCTGCTTAAAAGCTCCAATGGTAAAAAGGCATGGATTGCTGATCCACCCTTTTGCAACTAAACTGAGCCATAATGATGGCATATACTCGAGAGAACAGTCTACCGACTTACCATACACCGAGGTGCATAGTGTTGGCGATAAACCGGTTACTTCGGTACCGTTTACAAAAACACGTTTTGCAAACTCAGCTACGTTTGGTTTAGTTCCTGGTATAACAGGTTGGAAGGATTTACCTACAGATACAGGTACTTCTAGTATTTCCAGTAAGTATTCGTACAGCTGGGAAACCGAGGTATCCCAACATGTAGAGTCATCTCCCAAAACTTGATAGTCTTGAAAAATTTCTCCATACTTTCCTTTGTGAAGGTAAGCTGAAAACTGATAGATGTCGTTATGCCAATGAGCTAAGCTAGCAAAGCTTGTATATAAGCCCATGGGCTGTCCTGTCCCGTATTGTAGTACTTCCTCCGTTTCCGGATTGTAGAAAGGTATGCTTTGAACCAGATTACTCCAGTTGGAGAAAATAGGGTCCATAGCAA